TAATCATGAAAGATCTGACTACCCTTCCTCATACCGAAGTGCTGGTCAGTGATAATCGCAACCTTCATTTCAACCCCTCATTTTTTGTTCCAGTGAATTCTTAATGCCGTCGTAGTAAACATCGTTGCCCATCTCGTCAGCAGTGAACACTTCACTGTACCCTGACTTCTCGATCATCTTCTGCCTGATATCAACCTGCTTCTTCTCCTTCTGGATTCTGCGAAGGAAAGCGTAGTAGATGATCTGGGTAAAATACGCGAAGGGGTTCTTCGATTTCTCAGGATCAAAGTTGTCGATGTATGTAATGCAATTTTCGATACCATCGCCAATCATGTCATCCTTGAACATGTAGTTGACGAAGTTTGGTTTGTACGAAAGGTGCGTGGCAATCTTCAGGAAGCACCCACCGATGTATTCACCGACAGGTGGTTTGGGGTCGCCATTTTTTTGTGCTGCTTCTACTCTGTTCTTATACTGGATAATCGCATGTAAGAAGTCCTTGTTGTTAACGTAATGTTCTTTTTGTTTTGACATTGGTAACTAAATTGTCTTCTCATGACATTGTAGCACATAAAAGGGGGCTTGACAAGACCCCCGTATCTGTGTATAATAACTGTGTCAACGGTTCAGAGATAGCTTTAAGTTCTTAAGATTCTTTATTATCTTTGATATCCTTTAAGAATACTTCTTCTAACATCTCTCTAGCATCATCAATGGATGATAAGAGTCCCATCTCATTATCTAATGGTATCTGTCCTTTAATCCTTCTCCTAGGGTTAGAGGATCTTTTTTTATTATTGATGTTATCTAGTTTCTCAAGACCAGATCTATAGAAACTAATTACATGAGTTGGAACTTCAGTAATAGTTACTATATCTTCACCTGAAATAATGAATTGAGATCGGTGAGACACTTTCATCCATGCTTTGAGTTTCATACCCTGGATTACTCCAGGGATATCAATCTCTTCTACTTCTATAGGATTTTCTATCTGAAGTATATCCTCTTCAGGATTGGCGTCGTTTACATAGCATAAGATTTCCTCTCCAGTTTTGAATTTAATACTTGCGTAAAATGGTCCCATACTTAGTTCTTTAGTTTAACGTTGATTATCTCATAATCAAAATTCTCTTGATTATAGATCTTTACTCTTTCAAAAAGATGGCGCAAAGTATAGTTTGGATTGTTTGAATCTTTTGATGTGTCATCAGCAATATCATAAAGAACTGCTGTATTTTTGTTTTCTCCTTTCCTTAGTACCCTGCCAATTGACTGGAGGTTTCTTACCCTAGATTTTGAAGGGGAAGCAAAAATAATGTTGTGTAGGTTCTTGATGTTAATGCCTGTGGAAAAAGTACCATAACTGGCGATGATGATTGCGTTGGACTCCTGCTCAGTAATTGCTCGGATTTCTTCCCTGTCCTTTACATCAATCCCACCGTGTACGAAAAATACTTTTCTTCCATCCTTTGCACTACTATTTATTAATTCATAGAGTGGTTCACCATGGCGTTCAACATAGTTGAATAGGACCAGGGTGTTTCCTGCAAGATCTAATGCAAGATTTTTGATGAAGTTGTTCCGTCTAGGATGAGATACTAGGTAGTCAATTTCTTCATGGTAACTATCAAACTTGACATGTCTATGCCTAAGTGATATAATTTTGATCTTTAATCTAGACAGATGCCCTTGTTTAATTAGGTCATTTGTATTTGTGATCTTTTCGTGAGGACCGAACAAACCCTCCAGGACAAGTTTATTTGTCTTACTACCGTCAAGAGTTCCTGTAAATCCAATACGATATTTGGCATGATGTAGTTTGGTCAAGATATCGGTGAGTGACTTTGCCTTAAAAAGATGCGCCTCGTCACCAATGACCGCACTAAAGCATTCAAAATACTTGCGATGTTGCTTGTAGATTGACTGCCATGTAGTAATAGTTACTGGTTTGTCAGATACTTTTTCATGACCAGCGTATACTTTATGGCAATGTTCTTCAGCATCCCAACTATAAGATTCAAAATCTTTGTACATCTGCTCGACAAGAGACGTAGTTGGAACCACAATCAAAATTTTCTGGCCAGTTTCTTGGAGAAAACGAACGATAGAATAGATCATAAAGGACTTGCCTGATCCCGTTGGTGATACGATCAGTTTCCTTTTCTTTCTAAGTGCTTCGTAGATTGCTTTGTATTGGTAGTCCCTTGCCTTAAGAGGAGAGAAACGTTTGGTGAATGATTTTACTCCATCAAAAGATACCAACTCATCCTCGGCATTTGGCATACCAAAGAAGTCGTTGTCAGCATATTCATAAGAGTATTGGCGTTCGTGACAGAATTGCTCAATATACTCTCTTAGTCCAGCATAGATCTCTCCAGTGCCAGGTGAGAACAATCTGATTTTCCCATCCCAATACTTTTGACGGTATGCGGGCATGAACTTTGCACCCTCTACTTCAAAAGTAAAATGGTCAGAAAGTTCGTATGAAATATGTGGTGGTGTCTTCAGTTGAAGATATACTTCATTCTTTTTGCGAATAATAACGTCACTCATCTATACCTCTAGAATACCTTAACCAATCAATCGCATTCTTAATTTGGAAAGAACGATTGTTAATATTATTTAGAATCTCTTTTACAGTGCCTTCTAACTTCTCGTAAAGATCTACCATTGCCCGTAATCTGATAATCTCATCATCGGCATTGATGTAGATCTGCACTTCAGTTTTCATGATCTTTTCATCTGGGGCATCTTCTTCTCTCCCCATGTAGTAACTATATTTCTGTTTGTATATTCTGTTGTACTCGTATTCTTTTTCTTTTTTAAGTAACTGTATTCTCAGATACTTGTCAATCCATTTTGAGTGGAGGATTGGAATATTTCTTGCTGCTTCAAATAGGTCATCACCCATATCAGCATCTATTCTCCACTCTTCAATAATCTGATTTTGTAAACTCATAATGTTAGTTGTTTGTCTTCGTTATCTAGTAATTTGAAATACGTGTACTTGAACGTTATAGTTGCCTTTAAATACTCAATGTCTGTAGAGTCAGAAGAGTATTCCATAGGAGTTAATGCTACAGGAAATGCATTGTAGAAATGCACTTTAGTTGAGACATTAAAATTACTATTCAGGATATGTAAATACACATCCACTTGATCTAAAAATTCTTCAGATGATTGCTTAATTTGATAATCTTTATTCTTCATCTGCTCAGCAAAATCTCTCCACTGAGTAGATTTTTGTGGATAGGTCATGCCGACCATCCAGTTATGAATTAAAGAATAATTAGTGCATGACTCATCAATTAAAAATGTAACAGTCAGATCTTCATAATTTAATTTGTCTCCTGCCAACTGAAAATCATTGTATGGAGTTGCTTGCATAGGACCACCCATGCTAACGCCAGGAAGATTCACACTGGTGCATTGGAATCCAATGCTTTCAAACCCAGGTATTACTAATTTAAATCCTGTTGGTGATAGAAAATTTTCGTTGCAGAGAGTCATTAGTGGGATCCTTCACTCTTATATTTATCGACATAAAAAAAGGACCCCCGAAGGGGTCCAGGTAAGATGTGAATGGATCACATCAGGTTTGCAACGGATACTCTTCTGTAGTATGCGTTTGTACCGAGGTTGGTGCCGTGCAGAGGATCGCTGTTGCTCAGTTGAGTAGCGCCCTTTGCGAATGGGTTCAGGACCATGCCATAGCGGGTCTTGAATCCGATACGTGGCTGGAAGTCATCCTGACCAACGCTACGTACCATCTGCAGAGGTACATATGGGCAGTAGAACATGCCAGCGTCATAAGGTGAAGTACCCTTATAACCGATGACGTAGTACTGGTTGCCTGACTGACCCGAACCTGCAACGCCACCACGGGTGATGGTTGCATAAGGATCGATGTAGACGCGATAGCGACCGTTCAGAACACCAGCGAAGGTGTTACCAGTTTCGTCAACTGCGAGGCGGTTGTTACCTTCCAGAGCAGGAGCATAATCGAGTACGCCTGCCATTGCCAGTGCCGAAGCAACGTCAGCAGAGCACATGATCATGTTGCCCTTTCCTCTACGAGTTTCGCGTGCGATTGCGTTCGCATCACGCTCGATTTGG